AATTAGCCAAGCTGCTGACACAATATCAGGATTGTTAGGCAATGTTGATTTCAAAGGGTTGTTCCGGGTTTTGGCACGGCCAGAGTTTGTCGCACCAATGGGTCCGGGTCAGTCACCCTTGACCAACTTTATCAACGCTGCTGCTGCTGACCGTACATCTCAAGCTGCTTTGAGGGCCGCACGGCAGGAAGCTGGACTGGAGGGATTCAAAGCTGAGACAGATCGACTGAAGGCACTAATGCCTGATTATTCTAAGATGCCTAAGCTTACTGCCGAAGTTAATAAAATGTACGATCAATTGGCAGCATCTCAAAGTATGGCTGAGATTGGAGACAAGATTCGGGTTTCTCTTGATAAAAGTTTTGCTGCTACTGGTGGTCCTAGCGTTGCAGCAGAAGGGCTTAGAGCAGTTGCTGCTATGTTCGGAGCAAACATTGAAGTGGAAGTCGATGATATAAATCTCCGTACAGCAGAGTTAAAAAGAATGATATTAGAAGGTAAAGTATTTGGACGAGAAGCAAACAAACAAGAATTAGAAATTCTTAGTAAATTAGTACAAGGCCCAGGATTTACTACAAACAAAACTCAAATATTAAATGCTTTAGATGCATTGACAAAGCAGGCTGAAAAAAGAAGTTTTAATATAACTAACAGACTACAAGCTTTTGGTATGCAAACAGACTTTACTAACAAACGTCCGTCTAGTGCTGGATTTGTAAGAAATCAACAATCACAATAGGGCAAATGTAAAATGTCTGAATTAAACGAAACAGTTACTTTGGATGACGGCTCTATTGTTAAAGTTCCCGGCATGGATAACATGACCGATAGTGAAATTACAAGTGCCTTAATAAGGGCCTTGCCTGGTAAAATGGCTGGCCTTGGGTTTTTGCCAAATTTGGAACGAGAGTACAACATCAGAGACGGTGTGCCTGATCTTAACCTAAGATTTTCAGAGGCGCTTACTGCTGGAAACCCTAAAGAAATAAAAGCTGTATTTGATGACCAAGTAGGTCCGGGCAACTGGGGCATTGAGCCTTCTACTAGAAAACCATTTGTCACTCCACAGGGCCTTAGAAACTTAGGCATTGAACCCACAGATGACCGCAAGGTATTTTTAGACGGTACAAGCACAGACATATATGATCTTACCGCTGATGCTACTAGAGAGTTAGCCATAGGTGCTACAGCTTTGGCAGCCGAACTGGCCATACCTGTACCCGGTAGTTTTTTGCTAGGGTTGGGAGCTAGGTCTGCTGCTGCTGGCGCTGGTGGCACTATTGCCTCTCTAGGTCTTGAAGGACTACAAGAGCTACAGGGTTACAATAGAGAGTCTCCAGTTGAGGTTTTGAGAGACGCTGGTACAGAGGGGGCGCTTATAGGTGCCGCTACGTTTGCCCTAGGCGCACCTTTTGGCGCATATGGCGCTATTGCCAACAGGGTAAAGTCAGCTGCCAAAGAAGTTGATCCGGGTGTGGTGCCAGTTAAGAACACAACTATAGATGAAATGAAAGCCGCACAGCGACAGGTTGCTGGAAGGGTTGGTGAAAAGGATGCTATGTTACTGAGTGTTCGTACCTTGGTCAATGAAGATGGGGCTATTGTAGGAAACCTGTTGAGCAAAATGGAAGGCGTTGGAGCCAAGCAGGCAGGAGATCAATTTGCTGCCCGTGCCGCTAACATCGTAACTAAATACCGGAACACTTACCTAGCATCTATCAGAGCAGGTGATGATGAAATTGTCACACTGCAAAAGCTAAAAGCTGCTCTTAACAAAAGCGAACAAGACATGCTTGTAAAAACTGTCCGGAGTATTGAACAGTTTGATGAGACAGTTTTGGGCAAGGTTGGTGCAGCGGGACAAACTCTGAGGGGTTTTAAAAACTTTGCACAGCAAAAACTTTCAGAGCAATATAAAGCTGGTCAGAAAGCGTTTGACGGCGCTGAGTACTACGGTCAGTTTGCTTCTATGGGCGGCAGGGATGTCACCAATAAAGAACTAGCTACCTTGTTAAATCGTGTATCAGACGACACAGGGATGTTAATAGACGATGTTGTAAACGGTTTCGGTCCCGGAAACCCTTTGCACTCCCGTATTATATCTCGCGTTAAACTTGATAAGAAGACGGGCCGTCTTAAACCAGTAAAGGGAAAGAAAAGTAAAAAGACTGGCGAACGTCCTGACACGGGACGAGGCACTGCGATTACTGCTGGAGATTTGCTAGAGGCAGATCGTAGAATGCGGCAGAAATCTTACAAAGCATCTTCTCCTAACGAGACGCGAATAAACTTGGAAATGTCTAAGTCCCTGCTTGATCAAATTGAAAAACTCAATATTGTCCCAGCAGGTTTTAGAAGTAAACTACAAAAAGTAAACAGCGAGTACTCTCAATTTGTCACCCCATACCGTGGTAAAAACGGATTGTTTGCACAAATTGCTGAAAGGCCACAGGCAGACGCCCAGAAGTACCTTAACAGTTTTGTTTCTGGTAGAGAAGGCGCAGAGTTTTCAAAACTAATGGACGATCTCGACAAAGCTTTTGGTCCTAACGCTGTGGGCGGTAAGCTTGGGTTAGACACAAGGGACGAGATTCTGTCAGCTGTTGGTATCAACTTTATTAGAGAAAACAAACTTGACATTATAAACGCCGTTAATCCTTCAGTTGCTGCTAAAGCTGCTCTTAAACGGATTAACAACATAGAGACCACAATTAAAAAACAAATGGGCGGCGGTGCTAAAGCTAAACAGGCGACCGATCAGATTTTCAGAGGCAACGCGCTTACAGAGTACAAGAAGTTGCTGAACGATGTTGCCAATGGGCGTCCTGCACAGGTTGACAAAGCTCTTACTGAACTTGGCATGACTATGAGCTTTAAGGAAGCTGGTCAATTTGTCAATTCTGTAAACAATGTTGCCATGAATTTGTCCAAAGCTGACCTAGACGGGTTTGCTGCACAGTTAAGAGCATTGGAAGAAGTGTCTCCTGACAGTGCCAAGTTTGTCCGTGACATGCTGTTTGCAGATAACTATAGCAGGTTGTTTAAGGCTGTAGAAGCACAAGACCCCAAGGCTAGGCTATTGGGTATCAAACAATGGGCAGATGACTGGACAGCAGCTAAATTGAACAATGCTGAAAACATGCGTTACATATTTGGAGACGAGTTGTTTGAAGGTGTGGATGACTTTGCCTTAACTATGAAAGGCGCTTTAAACATAGACCCTGTTGCTGGAGCGTTGTCTGTGTCCGAAGACACGGTAGGTCTTTTCAGAAAAATTATAAATGGAAGTATAGGGGCTTTAAAAAAACCGCTGACCTTTATCTTTTTTACTCGTCGGTTTGCCCCCGGTACGGCGGCGCATACAAGCGTGGTACGAGGTTTACAAGCCGGTAAAACACCAGCTGAGATTACCAAAGAACAATCGGGCGCTGCTTTAAAAATGGCCAAGAAGGCTCAAGACTATGCTCAGGGAGTTATGAATGCTAGGGACGGTCTAGTTGCTGCATCTATAGCGCACTACCTAGACGAAGCAAACCAAGCGTCTCCCACAGAGGACGAGGTGCCAACTGTTAGGCCTCAGAAGATACAGGTAATGCAAGAAGCACCACAGCCACCAATGCAGCAACTACAACAGGACGTAGGCATAGCTGCGATACAACAGATAGCACAGATGCTGAGTGGCACAGGTGAGTCAGCATTGGCCCAAGGTGCAGCAATGGCAAAGAGACGATAGTATGCTCTTGGTAGATATGATTAATAGTCTTTTAGGAAACCCAGTTGAAAGGCCCAAGTACGAAAGTCTTTTGGCTGATAATCTTCCTGTAGAAGAAATTGTAACTTCACCTAAAAGTCCTAAAAGTCTTTTGGCTGATGATAGGCTTGCCCCAAGGCCTAAAGAAAAACCTGTACAGCTTGCTCCAAGGCCTAGAGAAAAACCCACGCCACGCGCTATGAATGGGAGTCTCCAACAAATTGCAACAATGGTGGCTAACGATGATAAAGTGCCTGTTGATTTTATAATAAATGAGGTAATTAATCCTATAGCGTACCATGAAAGTGACAGAACAATGGACCCCCTTACTAAACAAAAGGGGGGCGGGCCGGGAAGGGGTTTGCTTCAGTTTGAAGGACAAAAGGGCGTTCTGAAAAAGAATAAAAAAACGGGTAAGCCTCAAGCTGACTCTTTTGATGTTGCTTTAAATAGAGCATCGAGATATTTTACAAACAAAGGTATGCAAATTCCTTCTTGGATTACAGATGTACAACCGGGACAGGATGCTACATCTTTAACAGGGGATCAACAAAAAGCCTTAGCAATACTTAATTTTAAAGGTATGGCAAATAGGCCAAATAAAATAGAAGCAAATTTTGGCAAACTATACGAAAAATTTCAACGAACGGGCAGAAGTGACTATAACGAATCTCTAGGAGAGTTTTGGAAAACCTATCATCATAGGAAAGCTGGAGAAGATAGTAAGACTACACTTTTTAAACAAAATTTATCTAAATATAATATGGCTGGGGAGTTGGACCGTAGATAATGGACGGCTCTATTGATATCAGACTGGTAATGACACTGGTCGGTATGCTAGTGTCTGTTGCTGGGGCCAGCGCAGTGGCTAAGATGCAGATTAAGGTTATTCTAGAAAAGTTAGATGACATGGAATCTAGGTTTCGCGTATTGGATTCTACCACTGACAAACAGGAAACCAGTATTGAAACATTGGAACAGCGAATGTCTGTCCTGTCCGGTATGATGTCTCCTGACAACCTTCGCAGGGATCACATGACATTGGCAGAGCTAATGACAAATGTGAAGCAAATAAGAGAAGACGTAAACCATTTAGAAAAGATGCACAATACTGTCCATCCGCCTGTAAGTTCGATTAGAAAGGCCGACTAATGCCTGTGCCATTTGAACTTATAACAATGCTAGGCTCAGGGTTGATGTCAGGCATTATGACATTGTGGAGCCAAAGTCAAAAGGCAAAGCAAGCAGCGTTTGATCGTGCTATAACTGGACTAGCGGCCCAATCTGAAGCTACTGATCTGGCTAGGAAGTACGACAACAAAGGCTTCCAAGTAACGAGGCGCATCATAGCACTGTCGGCTGTTTTTGCCGTTATAGTATGGCCCAAAATTGTTCCTGTTTTGTTCCCAGATGTTCCCGTAGTTGTTGGGTATACACAGTGGAACCCAGGATTTTTATTTTTTACAGAGGGTTCTGAATCTGTCTCTTGGCAGCATATGAAGGGCCTTGTTCTTACACCATTGGACACACATTTATTATCAGCAATCATAGGGCTTTATTTTGGAGCGTCTATGGTTAAGAACGCGAGGTAGTTATGGGTACGTTAGCTAAATCTATATCAAATGTTGTATTTCAAGATATGATTACACGGGCAGCGCAGTCTCCACAAGGTCAAGAATTATTTCCAGATGCTTCTAGACAATTTTTAGAAAGTAGGGGATTGCAAAACCAACAACCACAAGCTGCCAGTATATCTCCTATACAGGTACAAACAGGTGCAGTGCAACAGGCTCCACAAGCTGTACCACAAGGGGATGACAGGCGAAGGCAAATGATTGAGCTACTGGCCAAGCAGGGGCTTGATCAAAGACAAATACAGACAAGACTGGCAGATTTGGACGACCAAAAATTCTTCCAAAGCCCTGCCGAAAGAGTTGAAGAAACGCGCAAGGTTCCTCCCAGAGGTTTGCTGTCAGCTGGTGCGGGGGAGACTGAGGAGGAAGAAAAACAAGAGAAGCCACGGGGCATACTGGGGGTATAAAAAGGGAGCGCCGAAGCGCCCCCATAGTATCAATTTAGTTTTATACGTTTGGGTTTCTTTTCATATGGTAGCTTACGTTCTAATTCAATCCTAAGCATACCATCTTTCAACGTACCTGCTTTGACAAATATATGTTCACCTAACAGGAACATCTTTTTAAAGGGCCTGAAAGCTACTCTATTAAATAGAACTTCCTTACCCTCGTCTTTGTTTTCCAACCCCTCGGAAGATATGTGTAAGATGTCTTCCTTTACCTCTACAATTACGTCGTTTTCAGAAAAGCCCGCAACTGCCATTGTCACTTCAAAGCTGTCTTGTCCCGTCTTAACAACGCTATGGGGTGGGTAGTGGTCGCCTGACATAACCTCTTGGACTTTTAGAACATTGTTTAGCAGACGCTCGAAACCTAGTGTAGCACTACTTGGAAACATAACTTTCTCCCTATGGCGAGATAATTAAGAAGCCCACGATTGGCACTTCTCGTTACTAATTATACCACAGTTGTACAACATTGTCTACCTAAAAGGTGGACCATATGCCCAACCAGTAAGGCTGTACCTAGTGCCTTTAGTTACTGGCATAACCCTGTGGAAATAATAACTGGGAAAGACAACAAACTTCCCCTTGGTCTTTAAAGCTGGTTCTTCAATTATTCTTTTTTTGTATTTCCAGTTTGGCTGGCCCCAACTAAACTGGAAGTCTCCTCCCTCATAGTCGTCGTTTAAAGAAACAGTGAAGGTGAGTTTTCTGATCTTATTTCCTGGGATAAGATCGTAATGCCAACCATACTTCTCACCTTCAGTGTATTTACTAAGCTGTAAGTTCTCCATACCTAAAAGATCAAACCACCATCCACATTGAAAGTTGGCTTTCTGTATCCAAGAGAACACTACTTTTTTTAAATCTTCATTTTCAATGGGGAATATAGAGTTAGTTCTAACATTGTTTTTACCACCAAGAACTTTGGATTCTTGTTCCTTTATGTTACCGGACAGCTGCATTATTGCTTCGCAGAAATCAGGCGTTAAATCAGGCAGTACCTCCCCAGAGTAAAAAACCTCACCGTACATTTTTATACTCCACAGCTTCCACCGTGTCCGGTGATGTCGCAGATGTCATGGGTTTCGATTGACTCTTCAAAGACTTCCCCCAGCTTTCCCACAGCGTCGGAGTAGGGGACTGGGGTGAGGGGTTGTCCTCCCCGGCAACCATCAGGGTAAACAGTAAAGCCCCGCAACCTGTGAGCATGGTCTGCGAGAGTAGCAGCAAAATCACTGACAGTATCTTCATTGTTCTCTTTACTGCCCCACTGGGGAAGATTGATTGTACTGGATATAGACATATCCACATAGTCTTGCACATCCGCTTGGAATTTTATACGACGTTTGTAATCACCTGCTAAGTCCAAGGCCGACTCAATGTTTTCCGGGTCTGTTCCGTACAGATCAATCAGTTCTTGGGCGGCACTGTCCACAACGTACTGGTAGTGCCACTTAGTTCCATTCTTTAAATATCGGCGTTTATAGGCCACAGCAAATATAGGCTCAACGCCAGTAGAAGTACCAGCAAGAATACCAATACTCCCCGTTGGCGCAATAGCTCTATTAGCAACAGGAACGGACACGCTAAGAGTGTTAGCAAAACTAGAGCTAGTAGCATCAGACATGCTTTTATACACCCGCAACCAGCGGTGAAGCTCTGGCGTAACTTCATAGCGACTACCTCGTTTGATTAACCATTCATGCATACCCATCAACCCAAGGCCCAGTCGTCGGTACTTTTGCCTGACCTCGTAGACCTTCTCATATGGCAACTCAGCTTTGACAGTACCGCACAACAAAAACTTTGTTGCTAGGGTTACAACCTTTTTGAAGTCCTCTAGGTTATCAATGCGTCCAAGGTTGCAACTTCCAAGATTACATACGTCACTATCTTTGTCGCTGACAACTTCTGTGCAGGCGTTCCTGAGAGTTTCGTTTTCCTTGTCGAAAAAGTTAAAACTAAATCCTGGCTCTGCTGTGCTTAGTGCCTGACGCACATTAGCCTTGAAGACATCGCCAACATCGCCCGTGTTCCAATAGTTCAAAAGCCACTCTGTATCATAATTGACAGAGATGTTGGTCATGTCTAGGGGTGCGGCAAAATTAAAATCTTGTTCCTTGATTTCCCCAATGGACAGACCAGTAGAACCTACGGGCATGTCGTACCAGTTTTTACTGCTCAAGAACGTCTCAATGTCTCGGTGTTTCCAGTTAAGGCTTGCATAGATAGCAGACCTACGGCTACCTCCCTGCATAACCCTGCGACCGATCTCGTTGATCATCTGCATCTTTGGAATTGGACCAGATGCTAGACCACCTGTCTTACTTAAACCAGCGCCTTCTGGTCGGTATACAGAGTAGTCTATACCGATGCCCCCACCAGTCATTAGACAACTCTCTGACTTCCAGCTTAAATTTGCCCAATCTTCCCTAGAGTCCTCCTCTGCCTTTAACAGATAGCAGTTGTTGAAAAACTTGGACGGGCGGCCAGCATAATACAAATATCTGCCACCGGGAATAAACTTCAAATCGGTGATAATCTCTGTTAAGTCGTCCAGTTCATCCTTGGGAAGAAACTCTCCACATACATCATCGACCAAGGTTTTGGCCAAGTCTGCCCAAGTGTGACAACCTTGGTGAGCGTATTTTTGTTTAAAGATGTCCTCGCTAAACTTAGAGCGAAACATTGGGTTTTCATTTGATTTAAAGGTCATGGCAATCCACAGGTCTGAGTTTGAAGTCATCAATATAGTAGTTTACTTCCTCTTGAAAAGCAAGCAACAGCTGTATAGGTTCTAAACCAAGAATGTCTATGATCTGCTCACAGCTGTAGGCCCTTGCTAAATCTCCAAGCTGTTCATCAGAAAGAGTGGACATTTTCTTCCCCCTTCCCTACGAAGAACACAGGACGGCCTGATCTAAATTTGAGGTCTAGCTCACCATCCCAACAAGTATGTTTGTGGGAACAGTAGGAGCAATTGACGCCAAGCTTCTGCCTACCTGTCTGCCTGTCCTTGACCGTCTCAAAGCACCTGTCAGGCGGCTCTGGAAGCTCTACGGCTTCCTTAACCTCTTTAATCTTTAACTTAGTGTTCTCCAGCTGAGAGTGTGTGTAGGTGGCAAGCTCTCCACTGCTTTTGTCAAATGCAAGAAACGTGCCACGGTTTTTATCAAGGGCGTTACCATAACCGCTCATTTGGGATATGTAACCAAACGGATCATCGTCAGGCAAAGTACCATTTTTGAACTTCTTCATTGCAAATGACGACGCAGATTTAATGTCAACCAGTTCGTCATCTATGAAGCAGTCGATGTGTCCCTTAATACCATCCATCTCAATCTCTGCTTGTTGATTGGAAACGTGATGGCCAGCTTCCTTGGCTAAGTATATCAGGAATGCTTCTACAATGTCTCCTATCATAAACTTCAAGCGGGTCTGTGGATTGAATTTTTCAGCTTGTTCGTCACCATTGATATCATACCATAACGATCTACTGCACGGTTTCCCAATGTTGGACATGCGTAGCCTGCCGGGAGAATCAGAGGTAGCCATCCACAGCTGTCGTCTTACAGCTTCCACAATAGAACTACCCAAAGCAAACAAGGCTTCTTGATCTGGATTTTTCTTCCCGGTATCGACAAGATTATAAATGTCTTCTACCAAGGTATCTATAGTTTTAGTCTCGCTCACTTTCATACTCCATTGCTACTATGTTTTTGTAAACCTTTTGATTACCCCGTCGTAATCTGAACAAGCCGCTTTTGTTATAACCGTTCTCCTTACACCATTGTTCTACTGTTTGATTCTCTACCAATATCTCTATGCCGCTGTCGTAGAGGATATAAAAATTGCCTCTGTATCTTCCGTTGCCTGTACCCTTGATTTTATTTTTAAAGTCTTCATCATAGCTTCTTACAGGACGGTAGAAACGTCTTCCTCCAACGTGGGCGTTATAGTATTCCTCGCTTTCCAGAACTCCCAACTGCATCTGTATTTTCTCTTCATTGTAATACAGATCACGTTTGTTGTCGCACAGCATTAGGATAACAAATGTAAATGAGTCCGGGCCTAGCTCTTCAATGTGAGGCTTTAGGTATTTACCGCTGGAGTAGTAATAACGCCACTCACTTGCCCTTACACGTTTGCGTTTCTTGAACTTCCACAGGTGCTTGCATCCTATGTAGCTCTTACCGGACTGCTTATGGGTAATCTGGTAGACGAACCCAAGGTGTTTATCAGGATTAAACTCGCCTACCAGACTAATGTCCCAATGTCCGTAATCTTTCCTATTAGTCACCTAAAACGGAATGTCGTCGCTCATCTCGTCAACGACAGTTTTCTTAGGAGTGGAAAAGCCACCGGGTTCGTCATCCAAACTGACGTACTCAATGGGATCAGTGATCTTCACAGCGTTAATGAAGGTAGTCACTCCCTGTCCGTACTTGTTATTGTAGGGACGCTGGGAGAGGCGTACAACGCCTTTGGAACCGTTACTGAGTTGGGTTGGTCCCTTGTACTCGTTCTCTTCGCTGTCTACCAAAGTAGGCTTATAATTGCTCTTCAGTTGGACGTACGGCATGCCGTCCATCTTGCCATCTTCTTGCTTGACGCTCAGTCCCAAGTTACGAGCAGCTTTGACCTGATCTCCCTCAAGACCAAGGGCGACAGAATAACGATCAAACTTGTCTGTCTGATCAAAGATGAACGGGTAGAACATTACGCCTTCAAGATAAGAGTATTTGTTTGCCATTAGTGTATCTCACTCCAGTTGTTGCCTACCTGTACATCACATTCCAATTTGCAACGTAGACTGTAGGCTTTGTTGACTTGCGATATAGATAGTATAACAGATTCTGTGGTAGCGTCAACATCTTTTTCTGCACTTTCCAGGACTAATTCGTCATGGATCATGGCTACAATTTTGGACCGTATGCGTCTCCTTCTAAGGTAATGATCGACATACATAAACCACTTCTTCATTAGAACAGCTGACGATCCCTGTATCAGGGTGTTTAAACTAGCGTGGCCAGATCGTACACGCAGAACCCTACCGTCAATGGCTTTGAGCCTACCCTCGCTTTCACCCTTTCTGATGACAGCTTCGCTAAGTCTTTTATAGGCTGGCATGTTGGACATAAAACGTGACCGTAGCTCTGCCCCGTCCTTGGCACTCCCATTGACCACAGCCCCTATCTTGGCATCCCCTGCGCCATACAGCAACGCATAGATGAATGTCTTGGCTTGGTCCCTAGTGTCAAGTCCTGCCATCCTTTGGTTAGCTGTGTGTACGTCGCCTTCCAAGACCTCCTTGGTGAACTTGTCGTCGTTCATGTAGTGGGCAAGTACCCTAAGCTCCAACCCTGCTGCATCTGTGTCTAGCAGTTTGTTACCAGTGGCAGCTTTGAACAATTCTCTACACTCTTTGCCATACTGGACCCGCACAGCTGGAACCTGTTGCAGGTTAGGATCGACACAACTCATCCGGTTTGTAATTGCTCCCAAAGTGCGGTACTTACAGTGGACCCTGTTATGGTCTGTGCATGCCTTGACCCATGACTTTACAAGGGCAGAACGCTTCTGAAGCATGAAGTATGTAGCCAGTGTCTCTGCAACTGGAATGCTACAATTAGACAGTGTTTTTTCATCCACCTTTGGCTGTCCGGTAGGCGTAAGTTCTGTAGGAACCCACCCTAGTTCTATCAACCTAGATGCTATTTGCTGCCTAGACGCTGGGTTAAACTCTGTGATCTTATCCTTCAATCTCTTGCCAGTCTTGTCAGAGTACCTCTCCTCAACAATTGGCGGGAACAGGTTGCGACACTCTTGTTCGATCTGTTCTTGTTCTAGTACGAGATCATTGTACAACTTAACGGCCTTGTCCTTGTCCAACTCAAAACCGTTGTTACTGATCCTGTCTGCCACAATCCTCATACGATGCTCATCTGATATAGACTTTTCCGAGAACTCTGACATTGACGGTTCTAACAAATGATATATTTTGCTGCACAGTAGGACATCTTGTTTACAGTATTCCAACATCTCCGGAGTATAAGTTGAGAAGTCATCAAACTCTATCTTCTCACACCCTAGTCTTTGCCCCCATGCCTTCAAGCTGTGTCCACCATCTCTGGCAGGGTTGTCCATCATAGACAGGGTTAGAGTGTCACGCATGTTTTCCATCTTCAACCGTATGCCCCATAGTTTAGCCAAGACCGGAAAGTCAAAGCTTAGACCATTGTGGGCGACGACAGTGGCATTGCCAAGATACTCTTGTAGACCGTCGCTTGTGGTCCACTCAGTAAACATAGAATTTTCCAAGGTGACCGCACAATATATCTGTGTAGCATCTAGGCTATCGGTTTCTATGTCTATGAAGACGACTCGCATTAGTCTTGAAACTCTTCTGGTTCGCCCATCAAGGCTTTCCAACTTATGGGAAACAAATTTTTACACTCGTCGGCTATTAGAGAAGCGACCTCACTGGTTTCCTTCTGTGCATCGTCGCCCAGCCGAAGCTTGCAGACCCTGGAAAACGCATAGACCGATCCTGTCCAGTACCACTCAGTAAACATGCTTTGCGGCAGGACCATCCTTGCCATCTCAGGCGCAACGCCCTTGTCCAGCAAGGTCTTGTAGGTCCACAAGCAGGTTTGAATAACGTGTCCGTAATCGTCTACCAGTGCTGGCCCGGATTTGGTAGCCGGGTTGATGTCGATTATCTCCTGAGAGCTACCTTGTTTTTTGTCTACGGGTTTTCCCCGCCATTCTTTGGGACGATAGAACTCAGGTTCTTGATCGACATACCGCCTACTGATTTCGTTCCATGCTAATCCTACCTGATGTTTTGCCAACTGCCTAGCGACAAAGATAGGGGCCTTGACCCGGAACTGTATGCTGGTGTGGGCAAACGGAGACCAGTGATTATGGTCGGCAAGATACTTGATAAGCTTTGTGTCCTTGAGCTTTACAGAAAAATGTTCCTTGTCGAAGCTCACCCGTGCAGCATTGACCACATTGAGGTCGGTTCCCATGTAGTCCTTCAAAACCGCTTCGATCATCCTTGACCTCTCATCCGTTTGTTCATGCCTCTGAAACCAGATCGTTTGGAAATTTTTTTGCAATGGTTGAACGGTCGTAACCGTCTACGCCTGCGTACTTTGGTTCTGGGCGTGTAAGTAAGTGTTTTGGGTTTAGCCATTCTTTTTATCCATCTCCTCCGTCATTTCACCGTTACAAACAACGTAGTGTTTAACTTCACACATACTTGACCTATTGTAAGCACGGCCACCGTCAATCATATTGCCGTTCTCAAACCGTTTATAATCATGGCGATGTGCGCTGTACTGTAGATTGCCATCATCATCTTCTACCAGACCAAACTCCGCTTGTTCAATCTTGTCA